AAAAATGCGAGTATTAAATAATGACACAACTAACAATAGTAGAATCAGAGTCACAAGAAGACGATACAGGTTTTAGTCTCAGTAAAAGCAGCGACGGAGTTACCGTTGACGAATTATCTCAAAACGCTATGGGCGGCACAGAGATGATGAAGTATGGTTTATACGATCGTCTACCCGAAGATATTAAAGATGAAGTTCAGATTATATGCTCACGAGTCCGTGAAGTAGATACTCATCGTCCTTCTATTCTGTGGCTCCATGACATGTTTAATGATCCTGAAGCTGTTCATTTAAAAGACGAAGAGTCAAGAAAAAGATTTGATAAGCTTGTATTTGTATCTAACTGGCAGTTTAATACATATCATCTTGCTATGGGTGTTCCTTATTCTGAATCTCTTACATTACGAAACGCTATTGAGCCAATTCCGCAAAAGCCTAAATCTACAGATGATAAGATAAAACTTATCTATCATACTACACCTCATCGTGGACTCGAACTGCTTGTACCAACGTTTGAGTTCTTACTGAGGCATCATGATAACATTCATCTTGACGTGTATTCGTCATTTGAAGCTTACGGGTGGCCACAGAGAGATGAGCCTTATAAGGAGCTCTTTGAGCGCATTAAGTCTAATCCTAATATGACTTACCACGGCTACCAGCCGAATGAAGTAGTCCGTAAAGCACTACAAGAGGCTCACATCTTTGCATACCCGTCGATCTGGCAAGAAACATCTTGCATTGCTGCTATTGAGGCAATGAGTGCAGGATGCGCTATAGTATGTCCTAACTACGCAGCTCTACCAGAAACTACAGCTAACTTTGCCTATACGTATCAGTGGCATGAAGATGTGCAACAGCACGTTAATATTTTCGCTAATGCATTGAGCGCTGTTATAGATATGGTAGGCCGTAATGAAGATGCTGTGAAGAATAGACTTATTGTTCAAAAGAACTACACTGATTCATTTTACAACTGGGATCAACGAGCTCGTGAATGGGAGGGATTAATACGTGGCGTCCTCGCAAGCAAAGCCTAAAAAAATTAGACGTCGTCGTGAGATGACACCAGAACAAAAGCAAGCTGCTACTGAAAGGTTAGCAGCTGCACGTGAGAAACGTCTTAAAGCCAATCCTCCTGAGTATAAATCTATTCACGAAGATGTTCTTGCCTTAGATGATAAGCACGACTGGAGTCATAAGAACGTCAAGAGTTATATCAAGGCTCAGAAAGAACTACTGACGTCGCATAGATCAGCTGTCAGACGTGGAGACAAAGGGGCTGAAGCAAAGTATCTTGCAACCCAGGCCTATATTAAGAATATGGAAAGGTACCTTAGAACGGGTATCTGGCTTGATTTATTCTGGGGTGAAAACCATAACATGAGAGTCAAAGACATATGCTATGTCAAGGCGTATTACCATGAAGGTCCAAAGAAAGGGCTTGTGAAGAGATCACACGGAGTTTACTATCCTGATCTCGGACAGACGTACGATAGAAAAATGGGAGACGTCTGACATAAATATACATATGTCAAACATAATTAAATTTCCTATCGAAAAAGTAGAGCATCAGATGACTGCAGATGCCAGGATAGCTTTGGAAGTTCAACTCCAAGAAGCAGAGAAACACCGCTTCATTGAACGCCAAGTAGAGCGATACGGGTCTAGTATTCTAAGGAGTCTTCATAGTCAAGGCTTTGATATAGACGACGAAATATTTCTTGAAGATTATATATTTGTTATGGAGTCCTTTAAATCCTGCCTACTGAGAAGCGTGGACCTAGAACACCCTCTTCAGAAAATTCAGCACAAACTCAACGAGCTCCTCGAGGAAGATAATAGTTGATTTTTTGATTGACGTTTACTATAATTATGTTAACTAAAAAATATGGAGCTTTATTATGATACTCGTAGATTTTAACCAAGTAGTTATCAGTAATTTTATGGTACAAGTTGGTGCTCATACCAACATTCCCCTAGAGGAGAGTATGCTTAGGCATATGATTCTCAACGCCCTTCGACACTACCGTCAAAAGTTCTCTGAAGACTTTGGAGAGCTTGTTATCTGCTGTGATAGTAAAAGATACTGGCGCAAAGAAGTGTTTCCATTCTATAAAGCAGGTCGTAAGAAAGATAGACAGGCGTCAGGTGTTGACTGGCCTACTATGTTCGCCACTTTAAATAAGGTAAGACAGGAACTCATTGACGTTTTTCCTTATAAAACTATTCTTATTGACGGTGCTGAGGCAGATGATATTATCGGTACACTTGCCCGCAATGTTACAGACGATAAGATTCTGATTCTATCAAGCGATAAAGACTTTATTCAGCTTCATGTTAATCCTAACGTTAAGCAGTATAGTCCAGTAATGAAGAAATTTGTACGTCATGAGAGTCCTGGGGTATACCTTAAAGAGCATATTATTAAAGGTGATCGCGGTGATGGTATTCCTAACATCAATTCCCCAGATGGCGTCTTCGTGGATGGTGGTCGTCAGAAGCCTGTTAGAAAGGGTATACTCGATTCCATCAGTAGGATAGATATAAATGACATTCAAGAATCCGAATATCTTTCTAAAGAAGAGCTCAAGCGAAACTGGATGCGTAATAGGCAGCTGATTGATCTCTCTGTAATACCAGAAGATATTGAAAAAAGTATTATGAGCGCCTATAATAATTATCAGACAAATGACAGAAGTCGTTTGTTTAACTTCTTTATAGAGAAAAGACTTAATAACTTAATGGACGCAATAGGTGAATTTTAATGAATCTTAGTGTATACGAGATGCTAGAAATAGTAGATAAAGAGGGTACTAAAGCGAAGAAAATTGCGAAGCTTCGCGAATTTAGTAATACAAAAGCGTTAATGGTGTTACTTGACTTTGCTCTTGATTCAGGTTGGAAATGGCTCCTACCAGAAGGGAGTCCACCATATAGTCCATCAGCTAAAGAAGCAGATCTACAGCATGTACTCAAATCTGACTATAGACGTCTTCAATACTTTGTAAATACTCCGCAAGGAAAGGTTATGAAGCCGTTACGTCGAGAGACTATGTTTATTGAAATGCTAGAATCTGTAGATTCTAGAGATGCAAAACTTGTTATAGCAGCTAAAGATAAAAAACTTCCATTTAAGACCATCACTAAAAAACTCGTTATGGAGGCATTCCCTAACGAGACTAAAGGCTGGACATGAGTAGAGCATTTATTATAGGAAACGGGAAGTCACGAGATGGATTTGATCTTGAACAGCTTCGAAAACATGGTACGATATATGGCTGCAATGCCTTATATAGAGATTTTGAGCCAGATTATCTTATTGCTATTGATGACGCTATAACAGAAGAAATTCGTAATAGCGACTTCCCGGAAGAGAAGTTTATATATCCTGCATTTGAAGAGCAATTCGAGCATCCAGAGTTTAATCCGTTTACTAGATTAAGATCTAACGCTGGTATGAATGCAATGATCGAAGCTTTGAGACATGGTCATCGAGAACTTATCTGCATAGGTTTCGATTTTATTATACAAAACGATCTTGCTACTGCTAATGTTTATGAAGGTACGGATTGTTATGGACGTGAGACTATGACATCGTTGGCAGATGGACTTCGACGAGCAAAGTACCTTGATTGGTTTGCTAGAAAAAATAGTGTTGCCCAGTATAAATTTATCCTGCCGCGTGAGAAAGACTTAAAGATTCATCCGCTTTCCTCACCTAATATCCGTGGAATGTTTATCGACGAACTTATGTCATACCTAAATAAAAGTGGTTAAGGAGACTTATGCCGATATATACATTCAAAGACAATTCAACTGGCGAGATCTGGGATGAGATTACCTCTATCTCCGATCGCGAAGCCTTTCTCGCTGAAAACCCTCATATCACAACTATCATTACAAAAGCTCCGGGACTAGTAAGTTCGCGGTATACTAGTGGCCTGAAGAATGATAGCGGATGGCATGAAAACCTTTCTCGTATTGCTGAAGCTCATCCAACTAGTGAGCTGGCAGACAAGCATGGTTCGAAATCTATAAAAGCAGCAGGGTCTAGAAATGCTGTTAAAAGGTGGAGAGAGCAAACCGGTAAAACTTAGGAGCACATTAATGGGCAATCTCGCTGTCGATTACTTAGAAGATTTTTATAATGCTCAGAACGAAAAAGACGTACTTAAGTTTAACAAAAGAAGAAAAAGGAAGACTCAAACGAAACAAAAGCAGACATTGCAGTTACGAGAAATAACACCAATGACCGCAAACCAAAGCAAAGTGTTTGCGCAATATGACAAAGGAGATAATATACTTCTTCATGGCGTAGCAGGAACTGGTAAAACATTTCTATCTATGTACCTTGCATTAGATGATCTTATGCACGGTGATGATAATAAAGAAAAAGTGGTTATTGTTAGGTCCGTAGTTCCAACGAGAGATATGGGCTTCCTTCCCGGTAAAGAGAGTGAAAAGACAGCAGTATTTGAGCAACCCTATAAAGCAATATGCTCAGAGATAACAAACAGAGGCGACGGATACGAGCTTCTAAAAGCAAAAGGAATGATAGAGTTTATCTCTACTTCCTATATCAGAGGCATTACTCTTGATGACGCTATTGTAATAGTTGATGAGTGTCAGAATATGACATTTCACGAACTAGATAGTATCATTACTCGAGTAGGTGTTAATACGCGAATAATGTTCTGTGGTGATTTTAGACAGACAGACTTGAATAAGCCGTATGAAAAATCAGGCATAAAAGAGTTTATGCAAATACTTGACAGTATGTATTATTTTAACAAGGTCGAATTTACCTTCGATGATATTGTGAGATCAAGCCTTGTGAAAGAGTATATCATAGCAAAAGAAAATTATAATGACATTCACCCACACCAATCCTTATGAAATAACAAAACTTAAAAGGGTTACAGAAAACGGCAAGCGGTACTATCTTACTCCTGAAGGTAAGAAGTACCCTTCCGTCACTACTGTATCTAGTATCTTTGCTAAAGAAGGTATCATTAAGTGGCGAAAGCGTGTTGGTGAAGAAGAAGCTACTAAGATAACAACCCAAGCGGCTACAAGAGGAACTGCTGTACATAAGATATGTGAGGACTATATTAATAATGATCCTGATTATCTTAAGAAGCAGATGCCAGCTAATATACAATCGTTTAACGATATTAAGCCTGTTATAGATGAATGTATTAATAATGTAGTAATGCAAGAGTGTCCGCTATATTCTGATTATCTTGAAGTAGCTGGTACTGTAGATTGTATTGCGGAATGGAACGGAAAGCTGTCAATCATAGATTTTAAGACAGCTCGTAAGCCAAAGAAGAAGGAATGGATTGAGAACTACTTTATGCAAACAGCTGCTTACGCTGTTATGTTTGAAGAGAGGACAAAGCAACCTGTTAAACAGCTTGTAATATTAGTTGCGGTAGATGGTGAGGACCCTCAGATCTTTATCGAGGACAGAGATAAATGGATCTGGAAATTTGTAGATGCAAGAAGCGAGTACAGAAGAAAGCATGAAGGTTAGCTATTCAAATAGTTGTAGAGTCGTCCCCGAGTAAAGTTTTCAGGTATTTCACCGTAGCATCGTTTCTCTTCTCCAGTTGATCGATTATGAATCCAGAACCATCCCCCTTTGTTACAGTTATTCTTAGATTTTAATTTTTTGGTTTCTTCAGAGTCTTTATACCCTTTCTTACCATGCACATTATATTTGTAATAGAACTTAAGCTTCTCTGATTTAGATAAACGAATATGTTTAGGATCAACAGCGCCATAACGACCATTCTTCTCTCCAGATACGCCATCAGCTATCTTCTGCTTAGTTTCATCAGAATGTGGTCCACGTCTAAAGTTCTTGTTAACAATCTTGTTAAGCGTACGCTTGTTAACTTCGTCTGCACACTCATTTACAAGCTCGCACCTGTACATCTTCGTATACATCGCAGATCGAGCGACCAAGGACTCAAGAGAGGCATTGGTTTCCAGCATCTCCAGACCGCGCTCATTCTTGGTTTCTGATGTGATTTCGACTTGTTTGACGGGGTTATTGTAATAAAGATAGTACATATTATGTAACTTGTTGATTATATTGAAGTTTATAACTCATTGATTTCATTGGAGTCATGAAAAAAGTTGTAAGTCATTGATATACATGGTTATTTATAGTTGATCTTCTGATCTAGTAATACTATAATATGTAATAATTAAGGAGATATATGAATGCAGATGATGTTTAATAATAGAGTCAAGTTAGATTTACGCGAGCTACTTACCGAGGCAGCTCACTTCTATGCAGATAAGCTTGGTATAGATAAAGAGCTGCAAGATAAGATCGAACTAGAAATACTTGTGAGGAAAGGCTCTGATAGAGGTGCTTGCTATACTAATTGTAGTCCGAAGCGTATGCCTAAGTTTTTTACTATCGAGCTTAACCCAGATGACGATATATCGATATTGCAGACTCTTGCTCATGAGATGGTTCACCTTAAGCAGTTTGCTACCGGTGAGCTCAGATTAATGAAGCGATGCTCTAAGTGGAAAAATACGACATGGAAGCATAAGAAAGATGAGATGGACGACTATTATGACTCTCCATGGGAGATCGAAGCGTTTGGTAGAGAAGAAGGATTGTTCTTAAGATTTGCAACTGAAAAATATTCAGATTAATAATGGAGTAATTGTATGGCAAAAAAAGCAGTAGCAGCAATGGCGGTAGAGCCTACGAATAAGCGTACGAGCATTGGACGTCGTAATATTAAAACGTCGACTATGAATAAAAGTAAGAGACGCTCATTTAAAAAGTACAGAGGTCAAGG